TAAGGTGACCATCACCGAGACCTACCAGAGAACGGTGACCATTTATGAATCCGAAATGAAAGAGCCGACCGTGGAGGAAGCCCAGCGTGTGGCAGAGGACTGGTGGCAGGACAGCCAGATCGAGCTTGGGACGGAGGATTTCCAGGGTGTGGAATTCACTGGCAGGGAGGACGGTGAGGCGGATGTTTGAATTGATCAGCCGAAGCCCATCCAGATATTATCTTGCCTACGGAAGCAACCTCGACATGGAGCGGATGGGAAAGAGA